TATATCCCGCTTAAAATTGGGGCATATTTCAGCCCCGTAATTTCCGCTATGTTTTATCCCTTAACCCTTTAAAAGATTAAGGAATAAGGGTTAAACGATTGCGGTAGGGGAAATGTCTTGGACAATTTTCCCACCGGACATAATACAAACAACACTACCAGACACTGGAGAGTCAGTTCCCTCAGTTACAGTAAGACGAGCGTACTTGTCGGTGCCGCTAAGTTCAGCAGCATTAACCTCTACCACTACCATCGATCCAGCCCCAGCAGCAGTAGTATAGCCTGCCGCCGTAGCCGCAGTAGTAGCACTAAAGGTATCTCCAGAAGCTGCCACCTTATAAACAAATGGGATAGCGGTCGCAGTGCCAGGTGAAACTGAATCACACGAATCCACCGTGATATTTGCAGTGCCAGTATTTCCCACGCCACGAGCGATAACCCAAGTTGCTCTCTCATACTTGCCAAGGTTTACGATATCAGATGAAAATCCACCTTCATAAAGATCATCCATCGCAGCGCCAGTAGGCAGGGGGTTTACAAAATGTACTTCTTGAATAAGTCTTCCACTCATGATTTTATTCCTCCGTTATTTTTTATTGTGAACGTGCAACAAACCAAAAACTATTACTCAACATCTTCCATTAAAACTGTAAAATATTCCGTCCAATATTCCCTATTTGTATTCGTTTTAGGGTGACATGATCCACAAAGAGAAATTAAATTACTTTTACAACAGTTAGTTTTGATGTAATCAATGTGGTGGCAGGATAATGAAACGCCATTGTTCTCTTCTGTCTTTTCACAAATTTTACATTTTCTCCCATCTCTTTCTCTTACTTGTTCTTTCAGTGACTCATTAAATTCTGGAGAATAATCGTCAAACGATAAACCGCCTCTCCAATTCGGGTTGTTTTCACCTAAATAATAAGTTTTGTAATACTCATGTACGCATTCAGGGTTACAAAACTTATTATTATAAGTTAAAGTATGACATGGGTATCTTTCAACAATTTTATTGCAGTTCGGACAGTTGTCTTTTATTTTCTCTACAAATCTTGCGTTATTTTCGCCGGTTAAATTTTCACTCCTCCATTTCCCATAACATTTTTGGTCACAGAAATGACTATCACTGACCTTAACAAGACTCGAGGATCTTTTAATGTCCGACCCGCATTGAACGCATTCGATAATTTCTCTTTTGTCAAAGAACTTTGCACAACAATCAGCATTGCAAAAATGCTTCCCCCACTTAAGTTGAAATGGATTAATTTCTATCTTTTTATCACAAAAATCGCATTTCAATTCTATTCTATCTTTCTGTTTTGCGCTTCTATTTTATGTTCTACGCAACAGTAATTATTGTCTGTTCTTTCAAATTGACTTTTGTGGATTGATATCTCTTTCCCACAACTTTCTAAGGCACATTTGGTTTCTACTTTTCTTTCAGTGCCTTTCAATTTACATGGGACACAGCAATAAAACCTTTTGTACTTATTGTTCCTATACTTCCATTCTGGAATAGTCTTTGGTTTGTTGCACGTTTCACATTTTACTTCAATTTGTTTTCCTTTCTTTGGCATTACATACTCCCACTACAATCCCGTATTAGAATCAGTGCGGAAGTCAATCGGGAGATATTGACTTGTCGGATGGCCGTCCTATCCGCACTAAAGTTTAACTAATCTTACCGAGTAGCAATCGCCACGAAGGGGCTTAAAGTATCGGAAGTCGCTTCTGGAGGCGTGAGAGCAGACGGCATCCAGCTCTGACCCGCAACATAAAACGCCCAACGGAACGCCTTCTGGTCATTCTCAAATTTTACATGGATTGAGGTATCAAAACGCATACCTTCTCCACCAGAGAGCATCCCAAGGAGATACTGATCCATCTGAGCAAGGGTAATATCGCCAACAGTACCAAGAGACTTGGCGTGATGGCTGAACATAATAGGCAGACCGAACAAAGTGTTGTAAGGCTTACCGCTTGCTCCACCGGCAGGCATGAATACAGCCTGCCCGCCTGTACCTACAGCAAGGCTCATAGAGGCAAGCTGAGGAAGGGTGTTGGGGTTAGCAATCCAGATAGCCTTAGAAGGATTAAGACATCTGGAGTACATCTTAATCACGTTCTCCCAAAGGATAGTAGCGCTAGACTGCCCGGTTTCAGCAGTAATAGAAACCAGAGACGGGGCATTCAAGATACCCTGAGGCTGACCTGCGCCAGTACCCTTGAGTATAACACGATTCATCTCATAATTAAAGCCATCAATGAACCCTTCCTGAAGAATATTATCCATACTCATTGGAGAGAACCGAAGGATCTCGTCAGAAGCATAAGCCATAGCGGTTACTTTATGAAGAGCAAGATTGATATAGCCAAACTTGATATTCTTTTCAGTAAGAGCCTCTTCCTCATCGGTCCACTTCCAAGACACGTTACCGTATACAAGGTTCCCAGATTTATCGAAGCCATTGACATAGGGAATCTTCACTACATTGCTCTGCATCGGGATCTGAGTACAACGACCCATCAATTCATTCTCTTCCCTGGAAGCAACGAGCAAATTCTGACGGAACTCTTCAGGAACGAGATAGCCACCAGACTCCCCATCAGTTACCTGCTGAGACGGAGAGCCAGCAGCCTTAGAAAGAGTATTTTCCCATTTGTCAAGTTCAGGGGTCAGCTTACGATAACCACTCTGAGCAGCTTTAGCAATGTCGCCGCAGAAATGAGTAAGGGTTTTAAATCCACCCTTCTTATCCTTTTCGCCTTCTTCCTTACCCACCTGAATCCGCTGTTCAATCGGCTCAACAGCCGCCTTGATCTTAGCGTCAATCTCAGTAGCAAGTGCTTCCTTGAACTTAGCAACAGCCTCATCCACAACGCCTACCGCGCCCTTCGCAATTACTTCATTAAGTTCTTCAACAGTCATAGTCTTCTTTTCAGTATCCATTATTTAAATCTCCTTTATCTCTTTGTTTAGATCGCCTAACATCTCTTAAATGTCTCCAGCGAAAATTTTCCTTGACGGAATGCTATTTTTATCGTATTGTTAAAATGGGAGGGTATACTCAGTCTTCCTCCCATTTTAAAATTAAACTATGTTATTCAAACTCAATAATACCTTTAGCCATTTTAATTCTGTCTTCTACTATTTCACTGATATTAATTTTACTGAATACTTCTTTTAGATTCTTAGTAAAAATATCCTGTACCTGCTCAGGAGTAAAATTTAATTCAGTTTCTTTTTTAGTTGAAGTTAAAAATTCTACCATTTTAGTTTCGGGCATTTCGATTTCTACAGTTTTAATTATTTCCTTTTCTACTTCAAGAACTTGCTTCACTTCTTGCACTATTTCCTGTTCTTGACCTTTTGTTTCCTTATCGGCATAATCATCTAAAAACTTTAATTTATTTTTTAAAATTTCTTCAATTGATTCATTAATATGATTATATATCTCTTTTTTGAAATCTTCCATTCCTGACATATCTGGAAGAATCTTGACATACAGATCTCCTAATGATTTGTTTTCTTCATCTGGGGTAGCTGATTCGGTTAAAGAGAAAGAATCCACAGCCTCTACAGAACCTTCAGTTCTGGATTTAAAATTCTCAAGAATATCAGAAGCACCCTTCGCTCTATTTCTTTCTACTATTTCGTCAGTAACTCCATCAATGTCAACTACTTCATCAACAGTTTCAGATTTTTCTATTCCCTCGGCTGGTTCGGCATCTTGGTTTTCAAACAAATCTAAATTATCTACCAACATATCCAGTGATTCTTCTTTCTCGTGAAGGATAATTTCTACAATATTACCGGCACTATCTTCATTTATCTCTTTTATTGCCGCTTTTAAATCTTCTGGAATATCCTCTTCCTTCGACCATTTAAAAGTTCCATCTTCATTCATGTAATCTTTAATGTTTGAAAATCCAATTTGCGCTGCCTTTACTAATTCTTTCTCTTCTGTTTTTTGTTCTTCCTCAAGTCCAGCATTGATTTTTGAAACGAGGCTTTCTAATTTTTCCGTTTCTTCAACACTTAACTCGCCCTCTAATTTAAAAATTACCTTTTCTTCGGTTACTTCTTCATCAAGTGATTTTTCGCTGAGATTAATAAACCCAATAACCTTTGCTTTGTCTTCCGGTTGATCCGGTTGGGCGGAGAGGAGTTCGATGTATTCTGGGGACTGCTTTACAATTTCAATGAAATCTTTTAATTCTTGGGATTTAGAACCATTATCACTATATGAGTCTACAAACGATTTGAAATTTCTAATCATGTTCGCGTCAGCATTTGCTGGTACCGTGACAGAACTTAATTCAAGAAGCTCGCATTCCTCATAAACAGTATGAGGAACATTACCGTTATTGTCTTTATATTTAGGCTTACTCTCATTATCATAAACCTTCACTGGTCTGAACCCAACCGAAAATGAATTCATATATGAATTATTATAAAGATAATATAATTCCCTGCCGAGATCCGTGTCTGCAAACTGAATTTTAAATTTTAACCCATTCTCGTCTTTTTTTTGCCACAAAGATTTCCCAATAGGTAAAGAATGGTAATCGTGGTTAAGAAGGATAACTGGGTTCTTCCGATAGTTCTCCAATCCTTTTTCTGTCCATGCAGTCGGAATTATCATCTCCCCATGCCTGTCGCAACTATTCGTGGATGCGTAGCAAATAATGCTCCTTTCTGTATCCGAACTTTCATCTTTCTTGATATATGCAACCGCTTTATTTTTAATCATACATTCCTCCTAAATAATCTTTCTTGAATTGCTCTAACTGCTGCGTGTTGTTATCCCACCCATAAACGCTATGAAATTTATAGTGTTCTTGATCCAACATTGTAATTACATTCTCCAAATCAAATAGAATATTCCCGAATTCATCGATATTATTCTCTGTCATCCCATATTCCCTAAATAAAAAATTATACGAGGCTATATGATGATGCAAAAATCCACTCTTATTTGAGATCACCGATTTATATCCATCTCTCTCAAAACACATTTCTCTGACAGCATTGTACTTAGCACATGACCTTACCGCTATCTTAAACGGGGTTATTCCTCCCTTCCAGTTTGAATTATTCTCTCCTGCAAATATTTTATGTTTAATAACATATTCAGACAAACAGGCCCGATTCCCACAAACTTTATGGTTACGAGAAGGAATATTCCAAAATTCATCTCCACAAATTTCACAAAACCTTACTTCTCCTCCTCGAAAATTTGGATTATTGTCTTTTTGATAATAAATTTTCCTCCAACTACTTTCACAGGAACTATAGCAAAATTTTCTTCCGCTATCATTTAACAAATGAGGTCTTGTACAAAAGAAATCGCCACAAAAAGTACAATTAAGTAATATTATTTTAGATTTTGTCCCATTTGGAAGAAACCCTTTTCTTTCTATAGATATTTGTTTCCCCCGACAAACCCCATCGCAAAAGTGTCTCTTGTATTTCTCATACTGAGATGGAAAGATAATTTTTTCTTTTCCGCAATAATCACAATTTATTGCTACTTTGCCTTTATAACTATGGCTATTTTCCCCAATACAAAATTTATCTCTACATGCCAAATCACAAAAGAATCTTTCATTCTTGATAAATTTATTTTTCCCTACAAATATTTCTTTATTGCAACAAGAACAATTAACTTTTATCCCTCCTCCTTCCCACGTCCCGGAATTCTCTCCGACTAATCCTTTCTTTCTACATTCTATATCACAATAGTGTTTATCATATTTATTGAACCTTGAAGGCGGGACAAATATTTCCTCTCCGCAAAAGTTGCACTCTGATTTTATTCTATTCCTTTCTCTGTATCTGCTTAAGCGACCCCTACTACAAGTTTTTACATTAAGCGAAGAACTTTTAAATTCCTTATCACAAACAATGCAAATATAATCTAATAATTTTCTCATATCTACCTCCAGATATTCCTCAATTTTAAAATAGCGGAAATAGAAGTGAGGTATCTTCTACTTATCGGGTGGCCGCCCTATCCGCTAATACGTTTATTTAATCAGCCTATCTTACTACCTTACTACCTTACTATCTTCAACTATTCTAACTATATTTTTTAAAACATCACAAAAATCATCAATCCCATCGCTGTCTATTGCCCACCTTTCCGTTTCAATGATTATAAAAGGGCCACCACCTGCATCATCTGTTTTAATCACTAATTGTTGTCCACAATTATTGCTTTCACAACTATCTGAATCTTGATAATAATAATTAAATTCAATATTTGAAATTTCTGCTTCTGATAAATTTAATTTCATAATTATTCCTTAACTAATTAACCGATCCAATTTTATATCATGATTATCCATTATTTCATAAAAAGCATCTCTAACTTCTTGGAATTCATTTCTGTTTCCATATTTAATTTTATTTCTTAAATATTGATCGATATCAAACAAAGCCAATGCCACATCTAATGCTTTTATAGCTCTCATAAAATCTTCACTATCTTCAGGCAAATTAAATTCTAATATTGCTTTCGACATATTGCTCACTCTTTTTTCTCTACTAAATTATACTTCTTAAAGAAAGTAATTAATTCTCCCTCTTCGTCTATCAATCTACTATCTTCTGGATAATATGTACAACTAATTTCCATTACTGAATTAGCATCGCACTCTATCTTAAAACTTCTCGTATGTTTAGGCAATCCAATTGCATTTAATAAATTTTCTATTCCTTGTGTACGCCCTGTAACGAAACTCATTTTTAAGCCTCCCAACTTACCCATTCTTTATTAGTTATTTCTTTATCTTCAATTCTAATTGGTAGATTAAATGTAATTCCATGAACAGGGTGTGTAATAAAGAAATTTTGGGTTGGGGGCTCAAATGGGAAGTTGCATTTAGCAGCGTATTCGCTATACCCAACCAATGAGCCGTTACATATACACCGTTGAGCAATCGTCATTGATTGGTGGAAGTGACCGATAATTAAAGTATCATATTCTGCATTCATTGACCTTGCAGAAGCTCTCTTTTTTAGATCGCCTCTGATTATCGGTCCAATGGAGCCGATCATAGAATCCCCAGATTTAAACTGGCTGCCGTGAGAAATTCTATAAGTGTAATCATATATTTTGTATTGAGCGTCTTCACCATCAGAAATCAAAAATTTAATTCTTTTATCACTTTCTAATACTTTTGCAAGCATCTGATAAGAAAACCAGTCGTAGTTTGAAAAAGCCATATTCTTAGCTCTAGGTTTTTTATCAAGTCTCCCATGATTGCCAGCAACACATGGAACAAATACTTTACCAAACGCATCCGCTAGTTTAGTTAAACAAGATGCCATTGTACCAACAAGTTCTAAAATAGTAGGCAATACCTCTTTCTCTGCTGTTATTCGTAATTCATCATGAATATTTCCTGAAATTTGATCCCCAAGAATGGCCACCACTATTCCAGGATATTTAGCATTAGCTATATGATTAAATGATAAATCAATAGTTTTATCTATTATTTCCATTGCTCTATTCTTAGCAATTTCTAAATTATAAGTATTAACATCAAACACCTGAGATGGACTGATTACTTCTCCAAAATGCCAATCGCTTAGGACAAGAGTAGGTGTCCCAATTTCTTCATTACCTAATTTCTTCCTTGCTAACCATTCTGGATAAACAGGAGCAGAATTAACCAATTTAAAAATTGTCTTTTTAATTCGTTCTGCTGATATTTCATTCTTCTGCGAGTTATTTAACTGCCTTCTTAATTCATCAACCTGTTGTTTCAATACTTTAGTATCATCTACTACAAAATCATCAGAGATGTTCAGCAACGTCTTATACTGGGGGTTGTTCTTAGCCCGCCTCAAGTGGTTGCGTACTGTTGTTCTGGGGAGGTTTAATTCCCGTGCTGTTGCTCTGGCGTTTTTATCCAGTTTCAGGAATGTTTCAACAATTAACTCTTGGATCTCTTGTGATTCTGTAGTCAAAGTTTCTTCTCCCTTAATTATGACTTATTAAAGCAATCTTTATGGGTATGATGTGAGCGACAGACTAAAATCTGGTGGCTCATATTATCCGCTTCATTTAAATATAAAGAAACCATTAAATTATGATGAATAA